TATTATTATTTAATTCCAAGATAATTTCTTTACCTAACTCATTAATATCTAAAAGATAACCTTCGTCTGGATTTAGATCACTGTTAATAGATCCAATAAATGCAGGTGCTTCTCTATACAAATATATCTTTTTACACAATCTTAAATGGTTCAATGATAACATAATTAAGTCGGCATCGAGTCCATATATGATGGTTGTCTGATTTTCATGTTGATATTTATATTTTCTAATATAACCAAATAATTTATGTTCTCCTTCCCCACGTTGATTACTTCCTGAAAAAATAATTTTATTTACTTTATATTTTTTTTCCTGATTTTTAAAATAATTATCTACTTGTTTATTTAACTTTTTCATAAAATTAGTTCCGGGTGTAATTGCAGTTTTATCCCAAGATTCACCTGTTGATACATTTAATTTATGAAATACTTTAGATTCAAATTTAGATTTATGGCGACGTGTTCTCTGTTGTTCTAATTTTGCTACAGGAGCAACACCATCAAATGCTATAAAAACATTATTAATTGGCCTTATTATTATAATATATTCTTCAATCTTAAGTGCAACTTGTTTTATAAGTTCATCTTCAAATTTATTGTCATTTTTATATTTTTCATAATCTTTGGATAATTCTCGCAAACAATCGTATACAATAGAATTACTATCCAAATATAAATTATGTATTGTTTGATCAAAATGTATTAATTTTTTTACAATATAAGAGTGGTTTTTAATTAGAAATGAAAAATAACTGGGTATACCCATACTGTTAATTAATGGCATCCTCTCTTTAATTGCATAATTTAAATTAATTACCATTTATATAAATTATTATTTTATAAGTTATTTAGATATATTAAACTGAAAATATATAAAAAGTTAAAAAAAACATCATTTTATTTTTGTATATTTTTATAAACCCAACTTTTTTTAGTATATTTAGGTAATTTATTTATAAAAATAAAAAAAATAGTATATATATATATGAATATTCCAAAAAACATAAAAATAAAGACAAATCCAGATAAAAAAAACAAAAAAAATATAACAAAAAAATTATGTCAAAAAAAAATTCAATATTATAAATCGATAATACAAAATTCAATATTATATGTTCAAAAATATAAAATCCTTGATATTTTAGATGCAGGTGAACTAAATTTATGTGTTAATAATCTTGAAAAAATATTCAATGATTGTATTAATATAGAACAAGCACTAACACATAAAAAAACAAAAAACTATGAACAATTAATTGATAAATTACAAATAATAAACGATGACCTTAGTATAAATATAAAATCATATGGAACTAAAAATATTGAAGATTTATTAACTATTGTTTTTGGAAATAATTATTTAAAAACCGAAATAACACATGAACATAAGGATATTTTTAATATAATAAAAAAATATTTACACCCTACTAGTTTTAAACTATTAGATTGGAAAAAATATAAAGGAACCGGGGTAAAAAAACCTATTGTAAAAAATAAAATTATTGAGGATTTTTCACTGGCAGAATCAGCCAGAACATTAGATTGTTTCGATTTAGCAAGAACCACTAAGAAATTTCAATCAAAGGTATATGGTATTAAGATCTGTTTTCAAAATAGTGAGAATAAAAAAATTCTCATAGCCTCTTGTATTGCAGATGATATGCTAATTGATTGTATGGAATCTAAATTTATTAAAGACAAAATAAAAAATTTAAAAGAAAATAAACCAAAGGACGATACTTTTATGGATGATGATTTTACAAGATTTATTAGTTCATTGACATTAAAAGAATTATTAATTTATAATGAAAAAGAGTTATATCATAAATTTGCTGGTTATTTAAGTCAAACTAATTTAATAAAGAAAAAAACAATTTCTCAAGTAATTAAAGAATTTATTAGTGACGATTTATATCAACAAAGAAAAACATTAATATTATTATTAATTAAAAATAACGATCCAGAATTTCAATATTTGGCTTATTTGCTTTACGATTTATTGTCTGCTGAAAATGGCAATAGTTATGATACGCTTGACCAAACTATATTATTTGATAGTTTGCCTTGGCCTATAAAAAAATATTTTAGAGATGCCATGAAAACTACTATTAAATATACTAAAAATTTGGCCAATTTCGATATTAATAAAATACCCATAGAACAACAAATTTGCTTAATGAAGGCAGATGATAGAGTAAAAGAGAAAGCCATGTTGAAATTAAAAGAAGTTAAAGCAAAATCCGAAGATAGTGGTTCAAAGGCACGACAATATCTTGACGGATTACTTAAAATACCGTTTGGTGTTTTTAGAAATGAAAAAATTTTATCATTAATGAATGATATTAATACTGAATTTCAAGATTTAATCACATCAATAAAAGAAAAAGACAATACAGTTAAAATAGAAATAAAAAATGCTTATTCTTATATTGAAATCAAAAATTATATTAAATATTTGAGAGAAGACTATTGTATTAAAAGCAAACAAAAATTTGTTAAACAGTTGAAAAAATATTTAACAAATGGAAAAAAAGATAATTTAGTTTACAATATATCACAAATAAATAATATTATAAAAAAATTAAAATTAAAAAAATATAAGATAAAATATTCTGGAAAAAAAAATAATGAAATTAAAATAGATATTACAAAATTTTTAGATAAAACATTAGACAATGATGTTCTTTTTGAAAATATAATGAAAAAATATAATTCAAAAATAGATTTTAATTCTGTATGTATTAAAAATGAAACAAAGTCTCTTGAAGACAAATGGGAAGACATTAATACATCTTTTACAGATATACATGATTGTTTAGATAAATCTATTTATGGTCATACAAAAGCAAAACGACAAATAGAACGAGTTATTGGACAATGGATAACTGGTAAGCAAAGTGGATATTGTTTTGGTTTTGAAGGCCCCCCAGGTGTAGGTAAAACTTCGCTCGCAAGAAAAGGACTTGCAAATTGTTTAAAAGACCATGATGGAACTAGTCGTCCATTTTCATTTATAGCATTGGGTGGTTCTAGTAATGCTAGCACCTTATCTGGTCACAATTATACATATGTTGGCTCTACTTGGGGCAGAGTTGTAGATATATTAATGGAAAGTAAATGCATGAATCCAATTATTTTTATTGATGAATTAGATAAAGTAAGTAGAACTGAAAATGGTAAGGAAATTATAGGTATTTTAACACATTTGATAGATCCTACACAAAATGAAAGTTTTCAGGATAAATACTTTAGTGGCATAGATATTGATATGAGTAAAGTACTTTTCATTTTTTCATATAATGATGTTTCTATAATTGATAGAATTTTATTGGATAGAATTCATAGAGTTAAATTTGATAATCTGACTCTACAAGATAAATTAGAAATTTGTCATAATTATATTTTGCCTGAATTATTTGAAAATATTGGATTTGATAATATTATACAATTTTCTGATGATATACTTACATTTATAATTGATAATTATACACAAGAAGCAGGAGTTAGAAAATTAAAAGAACTTTTATTTGAAATAATTAGTGAGATAAATTTAGAAATTCTTAATAATGAAAAAGAATATGAAATACCAATAGAAATTACTGAAGATGATATAACTAAAAAATTCTTCAAGGAAAAATATAAAAAAAATCCTAAAAAAATACATGAAAAATCTAAGGTTGGAATTATGAATGGATTATGGGCAAACTCTATGGGAATGGGAGGTATTATTCCGATTGAAACATATTTTTTTCCGTCTTCTACATTTTTAGATCTAAAATTAACTGGACTACAAGGGGATGTGATGAAAGAAAGTATGAATGTTGCGAAAACTCTTGCATGGAAATTAACAGATGATGAAAAGAAAGAAAAACTTCTTGAAAAATTTGAAAAAGATAAATTACAGGGTATTCATATACATTGTCCCGAGGGTGCTGTTCCCAAAGATGGACCTTCTGCCGGAACGGCAATTACAGTCGCCATTTATAGTTTATTAAATAATAAAGAAATAAAAAATACTGTTGCTATTACGGGAGAAATGAATTTACAAGGAAAAGTTACTGCTATTGGAGGACTTGAATTGAAGATTTTAGGAGGTATTAAAGCGGGAATAAACCATTTTATTTTTCCAAAAGAAAATGAAAAACAATATGATTTATTTTTAGAAAAATATAAAGACAAAAATGTTATACCAGAAGGAATTACATTTACAAGCGTAGAAGATATAAATGATGTTTTGAATATTGTTTACATTTAAATTAAATTAATTGTTTATTAAATTTAATATAATCATATATTATATTAAATATGCCATTAAGGTTAACCCCCACAAATCTTTTACAATTTTATACATTTTTATCTCCCATTTTAATTAGTACCTTTTTATTATTCATTGGATTTTTTAATGGAGGCCCTCAGGGAGTTGTATATTTATTAGGAGTTTTAGTCAATCATATTATCGGTATGGGATTTAAAACATTTTTTTCAAAATATCCTAGATTTTTAAGAACTCCTGTAAGAATGAATTATCCCTTAAATGCAGGACAAACTACAAATTCCATGCCTGATTATTGTAATGTGTTTGTTACACCATGGTTTAATCAATCAGTAAATGATACAAGTATGCCATCTTTAAATGCAATGTTCCATTCTTTTACATTTGTTTACTTATTATGCGGTATTATGATGAATCCAAATAAACCAGCAATACCATTTTTAGTTCTTTTAGGTATTACAGCGTTAGCAAATATGGGATTCAGAACATACTATTTTTGTGATAAGATGTCTGATATTTTAGTAGGAACTATATTAGGTGGGTTATTAGGATTTCTTATATTCAGTGTTATTTATCATACCAGTAATGTAGGTCCTACTTTAGTATTTTTTGCAAAAGAAGATAAATCAAAAAAATGTAAATTGTCGAAAACCAAATTTAGATGTAGTGCTAGTTAATTAATAATTATTAGTCATATTAATAATTATTATAAATTATTTAAATGAATTATTAAACAATCTAATGTTTCATTAATGTTTTTTATTTCATTTATACTAGAAGAAATAGTTGTTTTTTCTACTGAATATATTTTCATTTTATTAAATGTTTTTTTCATTAACTTTTTATTAAAATTATTAATTATAATATTCATTATAAGTTCAAATCTCTTATTTCTTTCTTTCATTTTTACAAAAAAATTCCATTTTATAGATGGTAACATCATCATTTTTTTATAGTAAGGAGTATCACAAATTAAACCACGTCTCATTTTCGTTATAATTGGTGCTATTTTTTGATAAAACAACGTATGGTTTTTTATTGGAAATAATAGATCATATTTATATAACATCCAATATTTTTTCCACATCGGTGGATTGTCAAGTACACAATGGGTCCAACGTGAACCAATAGAAAGTCCACCACCACAATTATGGGGTACATGATTTAAATATTTTAAATCATTTCTAATATAATGTAGAAAACCTTGTGCACCTTTAAAATGTTTTACAATTTCTCTTAATTCTAATATATTTTTTTTTTGTTCTCCATCGAAATAGTGTTGTATGTTGTGTTGGTTTCTTGAATGATATGGTAACCGTATTAATTTAGAAAGATAGTTTTGGAATCCACATTCAAACTCTGCGCTAACGTTTGGATAATTTAAACATGCTTGAGGTATAGCATGGTTTAATGTAAAACAGAAATCGTTTGATATTAGCAAAATCTGGGCATAATTATTTTCATCCTTTTCATGAAACCTTAATATTTCTGGATTAATATATATTGTCCATGTTTTATACTTAAATTCACAAATACTTAATTTTAAACACATATAATACCTTTTTTTTATTTTGGAATTTGTTATTCTTTTCTCAATAATAGAAACTTTTTTAAAAGGCATTTTATATAACTAAAAAACAATTATTTATATTAATTTTTTAAGTTATAAAATGATATAAATCACCAAATATTAATAATTATTCATCATAATGATCTTGAGTTTCTTTAACAAATTCTTTAAATTTGTTTTTAAATTTCATTTTATTCCAATCTTGAAATTCTCTAGTTAAAATATAGGATTTAAAAAATCTAGATTGAAATAAATTAAATATTTTGGTCATATTGGCCTTTTCATATATTTCTAATTTTTCTTTTAAATATTGTTCAGAACCAGAATTGATATTTGCATAATTATGAAAAGCAAATAAAACATTAATAAGTTTATCTTTTGTATTTATTTGTTCATTAGAT